GTTCATCATATATATCCGGTTAAAGAATATCCAGAATATGCATGGGATGATTGGAATTTGATTAGTGTATCACATGCAAGCCATAATAAGCTTGAAAATAGAAAGACTGGGGAATTAACTAAGTTAGGACAGTGGCTTAAAAATAAAACTAAACCTTATGTTAATTGGAGAAAATAAATATGAGTATTGAAGAAAAAATGGAATTTATTAGGATAAACGATTTTGAAAATCCATTATTAATAATTTCTAAATTAATGCAAATAAAATTACTTTACGATGCAAAACTGATAAGTAAAAAGAAATTATGTAAATTGATGGATATTGATGAAGAATATATAGATGAATTAGAAAATTGGTAACCCGCCCTACCTTTTAGCGTAAAAAATAGCGATTTGTTTACTGGGGTGGGTAGGTCTTTCCAACTCTACGCTTTATTTTAGAAAGGGGTGATGGCGATTCATAAACAAACGAGAACAAAAAAAATCAATGCTTTTGTTAAAGAAACAAAGAAAAAAATGACTGATTTAGGAACGTATAAGATTGAATTTGACACTACAATCAAGCGATATGCAGAAATGCAACTGCAATATGAAATTTTAAATGAGAAATGGCTTGAAAGTGGATGTGCTGTCACTGAATCTTATACGAATAAAAGCGGTGCAACTAATCAGAGAAAGACTGCATTATATCTTTCAATTGAATCTCTTAGAAAAGAACTTCTGGAAATAGAAAATATTTTCGGTCTTACGCCTAAAGGGCTAAAAGCGATAAAAAATAAAGGACTTGAACAAAATAAAAAGTCCGCTTTAGATAAGGCGTTAGAAAATGTATAAAGGAAAATATTTTGATGAAGTTCTTGAATACGCTAAAGGATGTGTTGAAGGGAATATTATTGCAAATAAATATCGAAAAAAAGCATGTAAAAGATTTCTTGATGATTTGAAAAATGATAAATGGTATTTCAATCCAAAAGATGGTGATTTTGTAATTAATATTATTGAAAAAACAATATGTCACCAGCAGGGTGAAAAAAGAGACGGAACGCCTTTACGTGGCACTCCGTTTTTTTTAATGCCATTTCACAAATTTATTGTCTATAATCTTCTCGGTTTTAAAGAAAAAAATACAATTATAAACAGATATAAAGAAGCTTTAATTTTTATTCCGCGTAAAAATGTAAAGACTTCTTTTGCTGGAGCATTGGCATATGCACTTGGATTACTATATAGAAACAGCGGATCGAAAATATATGTAGTTGCAGCAGCATTAAAGCAGACATTAGAAACATTTAATTTTCTAAAGTACAACATAAAGAATATGGGAGAACTGGATGAAGATGGCGGACATTTTCATATAATTGATAACAATAATGAGCATTCTATAAAAGCTGAAATTAGCAGTGGTTTTTTTGAATTAAATGCATTAGCAGCAAATCCAGATGCGCAGGATTCATTTAATGGCAATATTGCAATAGCAGATGAAATACACGCTTTTAAGAAGCCAAAACAATATAATTTATTTAAAGAAATGATGAAAGCATATACTAATAAATTACTTATTGGTATTTCTACTGCCGGTGATGATCCTAATTCATTTTTAGCACAAAGAGTAAAATACTGTAAAAGAGTTCTTGATAAAGAGATAGAAGATGATCAATATTTTATTTTTATATGTGAAGCAGATATGACTGTCGATGAAGAGGGAAATAAAATACTTGATTATACTAATCCTGTTGTCCATGAAATGGCCAATCCTGCTTATGGTCAATCAATTAGACCTGAAGAATTAATGAATGATGCAATGCAGGCGATGAATGACCCACAACAGAGAAAGGATTTTTTGGCTAAATCGCTTAATGTATTTACTAATCAGATCGATACTTATTTTGATATGAACATTATTGAAGACAGTGACAGTAAATATAACTGGACACTCGAAGAATTGGCAAAACTGCCAATAAGCTGGTATGGGGGTGCTGATCTTTCAAAGTTACACGATTTAACTGGTGTATGTTTATATGGGCGATATAAAGATATTGATATTGCGATTACCCATGCTTTTATCCCAATCACAGTAGCTCATCTTAAAGCTGATGAAGATAATATCCCTATTTTTTGGTGGAAAGATGAGGGATGGTTAACAACATGCAACAGTGATGTTATCGAATATGAAGATGTAGTTAAATGGTTTATTGAAATGAAAGATATGGGATTCAAAATAAAATGGATTGGATATGACAGAAGGTATTCGAGAGAGTTCATTTTAAAAATGAAAAAAGCAGGATTTAAAATCAGGGATCAGTTACAAAGATATGTTGAAAAGACAGAAGCATTTAGAGAAATCGAAAAAAAATACAGATTAAAAAAATTCTATTACGTGCATAACAAAGCTTATGAATATTGTGTTTCTAATGTCAAGGCAATTGAAGACAGTGATGAATTTATAAGATTTCAAAAAGTTATGCCAAATCAACGTATTGATTTATTTGATGCAAGTGTAATAGCATGTAAACAATTATTGATTGCAGGTGAAAAATCAAATAATGCATCAATGTACCTTGATTAAAGGAGGTGTTTAAAATAGCAAAAAAGAATAAGAAAAATAGAAATAAAGATAAACCAATTTCAAAAGGCAGTGCAAATGAAATAGGTTTTTTTGTTGATAATTGGGATACTTTAGCAAGTTATGGTTATACAAGGCTTGCAGATAACCCTGAAATAATCAGTGCTGTAAATAAGATATCAAATCTTATTTCAACAATAACAATTCATCTCATGGAAAATACTGATAACGGGGATCAGCGAATTAAAAATGAACTGTCTAGAAAGATTGATATAAATCCTAATGAATATATGACAAGGGCAACTTTTATCTCGGCATTAGTAAGAATATTACTGCTTGAAGGTAATGGGAATGCAGTTATTTACCCTGAAACAAAAAACGGATTGATAGAAAACCTTTTTTTGATGCAACCTGGCCAAATATCATTCATTCAAGACGGATTTGGATATTATATGTCGTTTAATGGACATAAATTTACAAATTATGATTTAATTCATGTTGTTTTAAATCCTGATCCATATTATCCATGGCGAGGCTCAGGATGCCGAAGTTCATTAAAAGAAGTATCTGCTACTTTGAAACAAGCGTCAAAAACAAAAAAAGGATTTATGGAAACAAAATGGAAACCGTCCATTATTGTAAAAGTTGATGGGGTGGTCGAAGAATTCGCAAGTAAAACTGGTCGTGAAAAGCTTCTTTCAAAATATATAGAATCAAGCGAAGCTGGTCAACCGTGGATAATTCCCGCTGATCAGTTTGAAATAGAAACAGTAAAACCACTTTCATTAAATGATCTTGCAATAAAAGACAGTATTGAGCTGGATAAAAGAACAGTTGCCAGCATTTTAGATATACCGACGTTTGTATTAGGGGTTGGGGCGTTTAACGAAAAAGAATGGAACAATTTTATCTCTACTAGAATTAGAGGAATATGTGTTGCAATTGAACAAGCATTCACTAAAGCATTGCTGATAAATCCAAGCTGGTATTTTAAATTTAATTTTCGTTCATTGTACGCTTACGATATAACAACTTTATCAAATGTTGGATCAAATCTATATACAAGAGGAATTATAACAGGAAATGAAGTACGTGATTCGTGCGGATACTCACCAAAAAAAGGATTGGATGAACTTGTGATTCTAGAAAATTATATCCCACAGGGCATGATTGGAGATCAAAAGAAACTTATCAAAGGAGGTGATGATGATGGATAGAAAAAATAGGCAAATGAGGAGCATTCTTTCAAAATTCAATACACGTAGTGATGATGGAAAAATGTTCATTGAAGGGTATTTTTCCGTTTTTAATTCTTCATACGAATTGTGGGATGGTGTGACTGAAGAAGTAGCTCAAGGGGCTTTCGATGAAACATTAAGCGAGGATATTCGTTGTCTTATTAATCATGAAACAAGGCTTGTATTAGGTCGAAATAAATCAGGAACATTAGAGTTAAAACCTGATGCACGAGGCCTATGGGGAAAAGTTGAAATAAATCCTAATGATCAGGATGCAGTTAATTTATATGAACGTGTAAAAAGAGGTGATGTTGATCAATGTTCGTTCGGTTTCGAAATTCTTGATGAAGAATTTATTGATAACGGTGACGGTACAGTTAAATGGATAATTAGAAAAGTTAAATTATATGAAGTATCAATTGTCACTTT